CTGGTGGAGTCAGCGGCAAAGAGCAGCAGCACACTTTCGTAAAGGAAAACGGCCAGCCGTTGAACGCCTTATGCGCGGCTCACGGCCAAGGTAATGCGGAGGTTTTGAGTGAAAAATCCCCCACGTTAAACTGCAATCATGAAGCTCCGATTATCTGCCGTGAATCCGGTCAGGGCTTCTGGCGGGAAGATGAAGCCTCCGGCACAGTCAAAGTCAACGGCGCTGAACCAACAACAGTGGTGTGCCTTAATAACCGACCGCGGGAATTCAAAACCGAGAAACAGATTCATTATCCGCTTCGGGCTACCGATTATAAACAGCCTCCGGTTATTTGCTACGAAAACCATCCGAATGATTCCAGGATAAAGGAACTGACTGAAGGCGTGTGTCCGCAGATAAATGCCCGTGCCGGTACCGGCGGTGGAAATTTGGGCTTAGTGCTGCATGTCGCCGGGTTCCTGCCTGGCCAAGGGCAGAAAGCCGGGAGCGTGGGGTACGAGGAGAATCTAGCCCCGACGCTGCGCAGCGGATGCGACAGCTATGGCGTATTTAAAAGCTACGCCATAGCCGAAAACATCATCAACCGCAAAGTCAAAAACGGCGGCAACGGGACCGGGGTAAAAGAAGGTATTCAATACACCTTGAACACAGTTTCACCGCATGGCGTTTCCTACAAATCCGTGGTTCGCCGGATGATGCCGATTGAGTGTGAACGCCTGATGGGATTTCCGGACAATCACACCAGAATCGCCTGGAACGGCAAAGGTGAAGAAGAATGCCCTGATTCCCATCGCTACAAAGCCTGCGGGAACAGTTTCTGCACAAACGTAGCCAGATGGGTCGGAATGAGAATTCAAATGGTGGAGGATTTTTACAATGAGCGAACTTGAACAAAAAATCAAAGACAACGCTTCCGGGCCTAAATCGGCGGAAAGTGACGGTCAGAAAGTCGAGCAGCATTCCATCAAAGACCAGATCGAAGCGGACCGTTACCTGAATTCAAAACAGGCCATGAAGAATAAAACTCTGGGAATAAGAATCGGGAAATTAGTTCCGCCGGGGAGTGCGTAATAGTGAAACCAAACGGCAAATATCTCTACTATCCTGATGGCAGGAGAATGGAAATTAAGGCATCGCCCCGTCCCGCATTCAGGCCGCATGGTATTTCCGGCTGGAACCGGCAGGTGACGGCGCGGTTCGACGCTGCGCAGACTACGCATGACAACCGTCGTCACTGGTCTGCGGCCGGGAACCTGAGCGCCGATGCCGAGGCATCCCCTGTTGTCCGGCAAATTCTGCGCAACCGGGCTCGGTACGAGATTTCCAATAACTCGTATGCGAAAGGCATCGTCCTTACGCTGGCAAACGACGTTATCGGTACCGGGCCGAGATTGCAGATGCTGACTTCGGATGACGTATTCAACCGCCGGATTGAACAGGATTTCATGCTGTGGTCAGCGGCGGTGCGGCTGCCGGAAAAACTCCGTACCATGCGGATGGCGAGGTGTCAGGACGGCGAGACTTTCGGGATCATGGGGACGAACCCTAAAGTCCCGCATGAGATCCAGCTTGACCTGATGCTGCTTGAAGCTGATCAGGTTGCCAGCGGATTCGCTTTGAGCATGGATAAATACGAAGTCGACGGAATAATCATGGACAGTTTCGGCAATCCTGACCTTTACCGGGTGCTGAAGTTCCACCCCGGCGGCGCCAGTTTCAGTCGTTATGACGATGCGGTGACGATTCCGGCGGAATCCATGCTGCACTGCTTTCGCGTGGATCGTCCCGGACAGCATCGTGGGGTACCGGAAATGACTCCGGCTCTGCCGATTTTCTCTCAGTTGCGCCGCTTTACGCTGGCGGTACTCACAGCGGCCGAAGCGGCGGCCGATTTTTCCGGGATTCTCTATACGGACGCGCCGCCCAACGGCGAGGCTGACGAAGTCGATCCGATGGCGCTGGTCGAACTCGAGCGCAATATGCTCCTGACCATGCCCGGCGGCTGGAAGATGGCGCAGCTCGACCCCAAGCAACCGGCGACAACCTATGCGGAATACGTCGACAAACTGATTGACGAAGCGGTACGCTGTATCCTGATGCCTAGCAACATTGCCAAAGGAAATTCGAGCGGCTACAACTACGCCAGCGGCAGGCTCGACCACCAGGTTTATTTCAAGGCCATCCGGGTGGACCAGTCGTTTATCGCATCTGTGATTCTGGACAGGATTCTGCATTCCTGGCTGCGGGAATATTTCCTGCTGCATCCGGTATTCGAAATGAATTATCGCTGCCCGTTGCCGCAGCACGCCTGGTTCTGGGACGGCAATTCGCACGTTGATCCGATGAAGGAGAGTCGGGCTCAGGATATCAGGCTCAAAAATCATTCCACGACTTTGGCGCACGAATACGCTCTGCAAGGCAAGGATTGGGAAACGGAGCTTCGGCAGATTGCAAAAGAAAAGAAACTCATGCAGGAACTCGGACTTACCGATGAAGACATAAAAATTTAACCCTTAACAAAAAAAGGAAAAGCAAATGGGTACAGAATTTCTCATTATCGAAGCTGCCGCTGACAACGGCAATTCAAAAGTAGTAGGACTCGCTTACAGCGGCGGCAAAATGAAGCTCCCCGGCTGGAAATATCCGGTAGTGGTAGATCTGGCGGGAATGCAGATTCCGGAACAGGTGCCGCTCCTGGCCAACCATGAAAACAAGGTGGCGTCCAGGGTCGGCATGGTCGCGGCGAAAGTCGTAAACAACACGCTGGAAATCGAAGGCGATATCGTCGCCAAGGGAGAACAGGCCGACGACATCGTCGCCCAGGCCAAGGCCGGAGCCGACTGGCAGTTGAGCATCGGCGCGGACGTTTCGGAATCGGAACTGGTCAAGGGCAAACGCACCGTCAACGGACAGGAACATTCCGGGCCGTTTTACCATGTCAAAGCCGCTGTTTTGAGGGAAGTTTCAGTTGTGGCGGTGGGAGCCGACGCTGATACAAAACTCAAAGTAACCGCCAGCTTTGATCTGGGCAAAGAACCGGAAGACCAAGCTGAAAATACACCCGAAAAACAATCTAAAGAAAAGGAGGAAAAATCTGTGAAAGATGTTCCGAAAAAAGCTCCCGAAGATAAAGAAAAGGAAAAAAACAAAGAACCGCAGAAAACGGCTTCCAGCGGCGCGGACATTGCCCTGCAGGCAATTCGGGAAGAGCGTGAGCGCGTGGGAAAAATCCAGGCGATCTGTGCCGGAGAATATGCCGACATCGAACGCCAGGCCATCAGTGCCGGGTGGACTCCCGAGGAAACTTCGGAAAAAGTCCTGAAGGCCTTGCGGGAAAACCGTCCGGCGGCCGATGTCAACATCATTGTCAAGCGCAAGCCTGCCGGTGACCGCCTGCGTAAAAACCTTGAGGCGGCCATGTGCCTGCGGGTGGGAGTCCATGCCGAAGACCTGGTCGCTTCCTACGGCGAGGAAGTGGTTGAGGCCGGATCGAACGACATGGATATGCCGGTAAAACAACTGCTTATTGAATGCCTGCGTATGGATGGTATCGAACCGCCGCGCTCCTTCGGCAACGAAACCATCCATGCGGCATTCTCCACGGTCAGTCTGCCGGGAATCCTGAGCAATGTTGCCAACAAGAAACTGCTTGACTCCTTCCAGGCGCAGCCGATCATCGCAACCAGACTGTGCAGCGAGGGCGATCTTTCCGACTTCAAGGAAAACCAGCGGTTCCGGTTGACCGACGTCGGTGATTTGGCGCCGATCGCGGCCGATGGTGAAATCAAGGAAGGCGGACTCTCTGAAGAAAAAGCGACCAATCAGCTCGACACCTACGGGAAAAAATTCTGCCTTACCCGTAAAATGGTGATCGACGACGACCTCGGTGCCTTTATGAAAGTTCCGACCGCGATGGGCAACCGGGCGGCACGGCTGATCGACCAGTTGTTCTTCCGCAGACTGCTGTCCAACCCGAACCAGTCCGACAACAGCGCTCTCTTCGCAGAAGCACACAAAAATCTGCTTTCCGGAGCCACCAGCGTTCTCGCGGCCGAAGGCCTGCGCCTGGCGATCAAACTGTTTCTGGATCAGGTGGATGCCGACGGCGAGCCGATCAGTATCGAACCTAAATTCCTGCTGGTTCCGACCGCTTTGAAACACACCGCTATCGAACTGACCAAAGGAGCGACGCTGATTATGGCGGGCGGCGGCGACACTCCCTCAATCCGTCCGGCATTGAACGTGCTCGCGGATGAAAATCTGGAAGTGGTAAGCTCGCCTTACCTCTCGAACCCCAAATACGCCGGCAACAGCGAAAGTGCCTGGTATTTGTTCGGAAATCCCTCTCAGATAGACACTTTTGAGATCGGCTTTTTGAAAGGGAAACGCACTCCGACGGTGGAAAGAGGCGACACGGATTTCAACACTTTGGGACTGTGGTTCCGGGTCTACTTTGACCTTGGAGTCAGGGAACAGGACTATCGCGGCATGGTCAGAAGTGCTGGACAATAATTTTTAACTCAAAGGGAGTGAAAGCTCCCTTTTCTCTAACTTTCAACTTTAAAATCAGAGGTATTACATGCTTGCAAAATATATTCAAAGAGGACATGAAATCGACTTTACTCCCGAAACCGACGTGTCGGCGGGAGATGTGGTAATCATCGGCGATCTGGCCGGAATCGCGAAACTGGATATCAAGGCGGGAACCCTCGGCGCTCTGGCGCTGGTCGGGGTGTTCGACATTCCCAAAGCGACTGGTGAAGGCACGGCGATTGCAGTCGGAACCATAGTGTTCTGGAATGCAACGGACAAGGTCGTCACCACCACCGCCGGGGATAATAAATATCTCGGCAAAACCATCATTGCATCCGGTGATGATGACGCTAATGCCAGGGTGATTATCAATGTTTCCCGCGATGTGCCGATCAGCGCGGTGGCGGCGATTGCCGATCCTGAAGCCAGTGCCGAGGACATCGACGATCAGTCCGGAGGCACGGCCAGTGAAACCCATCAACTCGCGGCGGTCGGGGATACTTCCGGTGCCGACCAGTCAGGAGCGATCAATAACAACTTCGCCACCATCGGCGCGGAGTACAACGCCCTCAAGGACGATGTTGAAGTTAACAACGGTAAACTCGACTCCATACTGGCTGCCTTACGCACGCTGGGGCTGATCGCGACTGAATAATGGGTATGCTGCAAAACGGGCTTGCCTGGCTGGAATTCCAGCGGAAAACCCACCTGACCGTGCCGGTAATTTACTGGCGCGGCGGTGACTCCGCCGAGGTTCCGGCAACTGTCGGCAAAACGGTGTTCAAAGTCACCGACGATTACGGCCGTTTCCAGTATATCGAGAGCCGGGATTACCTCATAAGTGCCGCCGACCTGGTGTTAAATGACACCCGAATCCTGCCCGAACCGGGCGATGAGATTGTCGAAGGCGGCTTCGTTTATGAGGTAATGGCTCCCAACAATGAGCCGGAATGGCGGTACTCCGACAGTTGCCGGAACACACTAAGAATTCATACAAAATTAACCGGAAAGGAGTAAATATGTCAAAGAAAAATGAAATAATCAAAGTTCCATTTTACGGGAATGAACTGATAACAGTTGAACAGAACGGCTCTGTTTATGTCGCAATGAAACCCATCGTAGAGGGAATAGGACTTGATTGGCGCTCTCAACACCAGAAAATATCTTCATCCAAAAGGTATGGTGATATCACCATACCTTTTGAAACAGCTGGCGGTAAACAGGATATGATATTCCTGCCAATGAAAAAGCTTAATGGCTGGCTCTTCAGTATCAATGCGGATAAGTGTCATCCGGATATTCGGCAGAAAGTCAAAACTTATCAGGAAGAATGCTTCCAGGTGCTGTACGAATACTTTCACAATGGCGGAGCAGTCAACCGGAACATAAATCAGGATCAACTTGCAGATTTACTTCAGGCGGTAGCCTCCACGACAGCACACGCGGTATCCGAAGCTATGGGCAATAAAATCCTTGAGATTGCGCGGCAGGTTAAAAACTTTGAAAAGGTTGTCATCGACCTGCAAAAAGAAAACGCTCTGCTCAAAGAATTTTCTCCCAATGGTTGTCCCGGAGAAATTTCCAAGGTTACCGGATTGCCGAGGGATCGTTATGTAAGGGGCTATTACACCAGTAACAGAAGCGGAACTCCAATCGCCAATTTATATCTCCAGCTTGAACTGCCGCTGGGAATTTAGAACAAAACTTGGGAATGAATAATTATGGCAAAGAAAAACAAAATAATTAAAGTCCCGTTTTACGGAGATGAAATTCTTGTTATCGAAAAAAATGGCTTACGCATGGTTGCCATGAAGCCAATCGTGGCGGCATTGGGTTTAACATGGAGGGATCAACAAAGAATTATCGAAAACGACCCCGTTTTAAGCTCAGTTAAGGGTGTAACACCCCTAACTGGAAACGACGGTAAAACATACAAAATGCTCTGCCTCCCTCTGGAATATCTTAATGGCTGGCTGTTTAAAGTTCCGGCTTCCCGTTACAAGGGCTGGAAGCGTGAAGCCATCATCAGATACCAGAAAAAATGCTACCGGGCACTCTATGACTATTTCCATCATGACACAGCGGTCAATCCGGGAATTACCTTTAAACAGGTTACCGGCGTTCTGAACAAATTACTGGACAAGCTGGATCAGAAAGACGACGTCATCCGGGAGCTTGAATGTGAGTGCCGGAACCAGCGGGAAATTATCAACGCCGTAATTTTCGGACCGAAAATTGTCCTTACCCGGCAGTGTTGCGGAAAGCATAAAGCGAGAAAATCCAAAAGCCGTATGCGGACAATCTTCGGCTTTTTCATCGGGAGAAAATAATTATGCCCAACGGAAATGACAACCCCGATTTGCGTGACGTCTGGACCGCTGTCAATGAATCCAGGCGCGAGCTCGCGGAAATGAAAGGCATGTTGACGGTCCACTTTTCCGACCGCAACATTCACCACAGTCCGCCGTGCCATGCGGCGGAGGATATGCGCAAAACCATGCTCTCGGCGGCGGGCGCGGCAATCTTGGCATTGCTGGCCGCCATCGGTTCGATTTTCGCCAGCGTTATGAGGTGAATTATGCCGTTACTTATCGACATCGCCGATGCCGTTGCCGCGGAACTGAACGATGCGGAGCTTTCACTGGAATTCACCGCCGAGGTCAATCTCAAGCCGGAATTTGAGCTTAAGGATTTAAAGGAACTGAAAATTACAGTGGTTCCGAAATCGCTCAAGTTTTCCGGCGCGACCCGGTTGGAGTCAGGCAGGGAAGTTCAGATCGACGTCGGTGTACAGAAAAAAACCGCCGACCCTGAGCAGCTTGCGGCATTGCTGCAACTGGTTGAGGAGATCGCCGGGATTTTCGACCGCAAACGCTTGGCGGGATATTCGAAAGCGGTGTGTGTCGGGATTGAAAATGAGCCGGTTTACGATCCTGAACATCTGCGGCAGTACCGGCAGTTTACCAGCGTCGTAACGCTGAAATTCCGGGTGACCTGAAATGTTCAACATGCGCGGCCGTTCCCGGTTTGACGCTCGAAAAGTCAGGAAAAAGGCCGAAGCCGGAACGTTCAGGAGCCTGAACCATGCCGCAGCCGCAATTCGCTTGACCGCCAGGCGGAGCATCAGGCGCAGCCCGAAGGAATCCTCCGCCGGTACCCCGCCGCACACCCGGCGCGGTTTGCTGAAACGCTCGCTTCTTTACAACGTTGACAAGACAAAGATGCGGGCGGTCATCGGCCCGGCTTATTCCATCGTTGGACGTTCCGGCAGTGCCCATGAATTTGGGGGTAAATACTACGGCAGAAAGTATCCCGCGAGAAGCTACATGGGACCGGCTCTGCGGAATCAAGCTAAACGCATCTCAAAATTTTGGTCATCCAGTATCAAGTAAAAATTTTTCAACTTTCAACTTTCAACTCAAAAACCCGGAGGTTTTTTATGTACAAAATAGGTTTTGAAGCAAAGATTTTTTACGGAGCCGCAGGGGCAAAAGCCTCGACAGAGCTCAAACATGTCGCCGATTCGGTGTCGTTGAATATCGAAAAAGGCAGCGCCGAGGTCGCGGTCAGATCGTCAAACTGGAAAAAGGTGCTTTCCGGGCTCAAGGACGCTTCGGTAGAATTCACGCTTGCTGGAGACACTTCCGACGCCGGGTTCCAGGCAATCCAGAGTGCCTTTTTCAACGACACAGCGATTGCGCTTTTTATTGCCGACGCGGAAACCGGCGGAGTCGGGCTGGACGCTGATTTTGAAATTATTTCATTCAATAGAACTGAAGGTCTGGAGGAGATTATCAATTATGCGGTGAATGCCAAACCGTCCGGGAAGTCAACCCGCGAACCGGCATGGGAAGGCGGAGCCGGAGGCGGTGAATAATGAAATGTTTCAAGGATAACCAGAACCGCAATTGGACGATTGTGGTGAATGTCGCCGCCGTCAAACGGGTGCGCTCGCTGTTGGATATAAACCTGCTGGATGTGGTAAAGCTGGATGCTAACAATAAGCCGAATGTCGATCTGCTGGAGCAGTTGGCGTCCGATCCGGTACTGTTGTGCGATGTAATCTACTGCATCTGCAAACCGGACGCTGACGCTCAGAATATCAGTGATGAGGATTTTGGGGCGGCGATGGGCGGCGACGCCATCGAACACGCGACTACCGCGTTGCTGGAGGAACTGGTCGATTTTTTCCCGGAAGCGAAGCGGCTGGTGCTTCGCAAGCTCATGAACGCCGGGGAAAAGGTCAAACTTCAGATGGAGAAAGCCCTGAAGCTGGAACTCGACAATCCCAAGTTGGAAAAGGAACTGGAGAAACAGGTGAAGGAATATATAACTTCATCTACCAGCTCGCCGGAATCCTCGGAATAAACCCCGATCCGTTCACGCTCCGGGAACTTTTGATCATGGCGGATTCCAGGGGACGAGACAACTGGAACCACACTTCAAGCCTCCTGGCGATGCTGTTCAACATCAACCGCGACCCGAAAAAGCAGCGGGCCATTTCGCCGGATGTTTTCAATCCGTATGTAACCCGTAAACCCAAAAAAGACACCCGCATGGCTTTCGATTTTATGAAGGAGTTGTGGGCCAATAACGACAATTAAAAAATTGGAGGGAAAATGATATGTGCTACAAAGGACATCTGGGGACGGTTGGAATTACGGGTCAAGAACCCGGCTGGGAAAAAGCCATTCGCAAAAAACGCAATGAACTGCTCGGCGCGCTTTATGCGGCGGTTCCCCAAGGCGCCAGCCTTGAGGATGTAATAGACCCGGACTTCGAACAGATCGACGCAATTCTCGCAACTTTGCTGAACAAACTTAAAAACTCTTAATTAAGGAATAATAATGCCTTCAAGCGCCAACATTCGTGCCGGTGCCGCCTACGTCGAGCTGACTGTGGAAAACAGTGCGCTCATTCGCGGGCTCAAGGCCGCGCAGACCAAGCTGAAGAATTTCAGCCGTAGCGTGACTGCCACCGGTAAAAAGCTGCTGGGAATCAGCGCGATCCTGGCAATGCCGTTTATCGGCGGAGCTACGGTTTTCGCTGATTTTGAGGAGCAGATGGCGAATGTTTCGACGATGCTCGATGAACCGGCAAAATATATGGATTCCTTCAGGAAAGGCATCCGTAAAATGTCGGTCGAGTTCGGCGAAGGCACCGATACGTTGGCGAAAGGGCTATACGATATCCTTTCAGCGTCGATCGATCCGGCCAAGGCGCTGGATGTGCTGGCGGTCTCGGCCAAGGCTGCCAAGGCTGGGATTACCGACACCGGAGTGGCGGCGGACGCGATCACCACCATCCTGAATTCCTACGGCTTGAGCGCGGATCAGGCGCAGAGCGTTTCGGACATGCTGTTCGCCACAGTCAAGCGCGGGAAGACGACATTTGCGGAATTAGCGCCCTCAATCGGGATGGTGGCATCGACCGCCGCCAGCGCGAATGTCCCCCTTGAGGAGCTGGGCGCGGCCATCGCAACCATGACCCGGAACGGGGTCAAAACCGATAACGCGGTGACGGCATTAACTTCGATTATCGCGGCATTCCTGAAACCATCAAAAGAAGCGGCGGCGTATGCAAAAACCCTCGGCTTTGAAATGAGTTCCGCAACGATTAAAGCGGAAGGATTGAAAGGCGTATTTGAGCGGATTAAGAAGCTGCCGCCTGACGCGATCAGCAGACTGTTCCCGAAAATCCGGGCGCTGCGCGGAGTGCTTCCCGCTTTGCGGAACATGCAGGGATTTGTCGAAGATATCGAGCTGATGAAAAACCGCGCCGGGATGACTGAAACCGCCTTTGCGAAAATGTCAAAGACATTGAGCATGGCTTTCAACAGGCTCAAACAGGCGGGCTTGCTTGCGCTCTCCGTAATCGGCGAAGCCCTGGCGGATGATTTGCGTAAAGTTGCGAGTGTGTTTATGCGGGTCATCAGCGCGGTGACAGCCTTCATCAAGCAGAACAAAAAGCTGGTGGTGACGGCGGCAAAAGTAGTCGGAGTTGTCGCGTTGATCGCGGGCGGACTGCTGACGCTGGGGGCGATTGCCGGGACATTGTCCTTCGCCATTGGCGGACTGGTTTCGATTGTTTCTGTATTTACCGGTGTGCTCAGTTTTCTGATCGGGACTGTGGGCGTCATCGTTTCGGTGCTGACCGCCAGTATCTCCGTCTGGTGGCTGGTAGCCGCGGCAGTAGCCGCGGTCGGGGCGACCTTCCTCATCCAGAGCGGGGTTATCGGCAAGGTCATCGACTGGTTCGGGGCGAAATTTGCACAATTAAAAGCCTTTGCTGTTACCGCGTTTGACGGCATCAAAGCGGCGTTGGCTTCCGGAGATTATTCCCTGGCGGCGCGGATACTCTGGCTGAGTTTGCAGGTCGCCTGGCAGAAGGGAATAAGTGTGCTTTTGGGCTACTGGATCAGCTTCAAACAGGCATTCATGACCGCGACGCTGGAAACGTTCTATGGGGCGCTTAGCATCATTACCGATTCCTGGGCCAGTCTCAAATCCGCCTGGGTGAGTGTGGTCGGTTTCCTGAAAAAGTTCTGGATCGGGTTTACCGGGGCGATCATGAAAGCCTGGAACAGCACTTTTGCCTGGCTCGCTAAAAAATGGCTCGACATAAAAGGCATGTTCGACGATTCCATCAATGTTGAGGCAGAACAGAAAAAAATCGACGCGGAAGCGGCAAAGAAAAATGCCGGAGAAGATGCGGCTTACAATCAGATCGACGCCGATTCCCAGAAACAGAAATCCCAGATTGAACAGCGCAGGCAGATCGAACAGGATGCCATCGGCCAGCAGATGGCGGAAGATATGAAGCAGCATAATGCGCAGTATGCCGATGAGTTATCCAAATCCCGGCAGGCATTGACTGACGCCCGTAAGGAATGGCAGGCGGCGATTTCCGAAGCGAAAAGCAAGTCCACGGACACTAAAAAAGCGGACGGCGGTCCGGTGAAAAACGCGATGGGCAAGCTGAAGGATGCTGGCGGCGCGGTAGCGACGGCGCAGGGCAAAGTGAAAGTACAGGGTTCTTTCTACGCTCAGGCTTCGCAGTCGCTTTCCTCCGGCACCGCCGCCGAACGCACCGCCAAAGCCTCCGAAGACATCAAGAAAAACACAAAGAAAACCAACCAGCTTCTTAAGGAAAAGAACTCCGGCGAGCTGGCTTTCGAATAAAGGTGAATAATGGAAACAAAAATTGAACCGGCGTTTTTTGACCGGACCCAGGCAATCGACAATGACGGCAACTATACGACCGCCGAAATTCCGTATTTCGTTTTTGAAGTTGAAGACGAAAGCGCGGCGATTGAGTTTGCCCTGGCGAATGTGCCGCTTTTGTATAACAGCATTCCGCTGGAATCCATCGAGATCGACGAACGCATCAGCTCGAATGTATTCAAGATCACGGCGCAGTACAAGGCCGGGTTCGATGAAAATACTCTGTCCGGGAATGAGGAGCCCGATCCGGTTTATTCATTCGACACCGGCGGCGGTACTCAACATTTGACGCAGTCATTGAAAACCGTCGCGAAATATCCGTCCACCGCTCCGGATTACAACGGAGCTATTGGTTATGATGGTGAAAACGTCAAAGGTGTTGACGTTACTATGCCGGTGATGAATTTT